TGTGTAATAGAAAAATGATCTAAAATCTCGCGTGCATAAACTTCTGGCTTAGCCGTAGCCAAGGCCACAGTATAATGTTCATTTTTAACCTTGTCCAATAGGTCGATGATGTTAGGATACAATTGATTTTCGAATTTACCAATGGTACCATAGCGTTCACCAAACTTTTTATATACCTTTTCTGCTCCTGCTTTTGTCATTTCTCCTATCATTTTTTCACTATCTTGGTCTAATTCTTGAAACATCTTTATTAAATCGTTTGGTAGTTCTTCTTTAAATCTTGCCATTATTTCGTCACTCTTTTACATTGCATTTCAAGTTCAATATTTGCCTCATCTACATTATTTAAATATTCAACAGTATAAATTTTATCTTTATATTTTACATAAACATCTCTGTTTGAATTGTAATATGCATCTTCTACTTTTTTTGAATATCTAATAGTAAAATTAGTATAAGCTTTTTCAAAATCAGAACCATTCGCAATCAAAGTATAACCTTTTGTTGTTTTTACTTTAGAAAAAGGTTCAAGGATAATAACTTCATTTTTTTCAACAAATCCATCATCATCCTCCATTTCTTCAATTTGATATATAGATATTTTTTTGTTATAATCACCCGCATTTATCATAAATTATTCCTCGTGTGCATATCAAGAATAGTTTTTACAGTATTATTTATGTTTTTGCCATCTATATACATGACTCTATTGTCATACATGTCTTGACATAGAACATAAACAACAATGATAAAGTCCGAATATGTATCAAGTGTCTCTGCTTCTTTATCTTCGGACATTTGTGGTATTCCTGTATAATTTTCAATATAATTTTTTGCAATATTTAAAAATAGTTCAATGTTTTTATTATCTTCTTCACTAACTTCTGATAATCTCAAATAGTTAGCTATATCTTTTACAGTAATTTCACTTACTTTCATTGTTTGTCCTCCTTTTAGGAAGTCTATTTAGATGCTGGGTCTGTTGCACCAGATACTGCAACAGCTATTTTTTGTGTATTTTCTACTTTAGCATCTAATTCAGAATATCCAACAACTCCTATTGCGTGTTGTGTAGCAAATTTTTCTAATAAAATTTGAATTTCCATTTCTTCTGTTTCTTTTATAGCAAGTCCAGAAAAATCTCCATAGAATATTACGGCTTTTGATGCAGTTCCTAATTTTTCTACTTTCTCAGAACAATAAACAGGTTTACCTAATAATTCGTAATCCCATTTTTCATTAAATGCTCTATTTAAAATATAGTTACCTTCGCTATCTTTTAATTTTCTTATTTTCTTTCTTGTATCTCTATTCATAATCCAATAAGCGTTTGTTTGATATGCATCTGGAACAGTTTCTTGAATATCTATTAATTCATCTGCAGTTAAAGATGATTTTGCTGCTAATGTTACTTTCATATTTTCTGAATCATATGAACCTACAATTCCTAAAATTTTGTCAGATGTTCCATTTAACATTTCATTTTCATAGAATAATTTAAATTTCTCAGCCATTTTGTTTACAACATAATCTGTTAAGTTTATATCTGTATTATTAATCATAGATTTAGATACCTTTGTTAATGCTCCAATTAGAAATCCAGTTAATTCTACTGTAGCAAATTTTCCAGAGTGTGAAACTAGTTCATCAAATTCTGTTGCGTATCCAACTGATACATCATCTGTTGAGTTGTCATATTTTGGAATAGCTAAAGTTCCTTTTGTGTTATATCTTGTAGCACTTGCATATAATGGTGATATTTCAATTACTTTATCAATAACTTTTTGCACTATTGTTTTTTGTATAATTGAACCATTATCTCCTTTTGTAAGTTTTGTTTCAGCATTTTGTGGTACACCATTTACATAGTTTCTTATAAATGTAGCAAATGCTTTAACATCTTTTTCTTCTTGTGTTAATTCTTTTTCTCCTTCTGGCTTTTTACATTCCATTTCGTTAATTTTTTTACTTCTTTCTAATGTAGCATCAATATTTTTTATTTCTTTTTCTACATTGTCGAAATCTTTGATTTCTTCATCATTCATAGCTCTATTTTCAACTTTTGCCTTGTTTAATATTTCCTCCATTTTTGATTGTAATTCGTTTCTTTTTTCAATTAATTCTTTTTCATTCATGTTTTTTACCTTCCTTTTTTTAAATTTTTATAAAATAAAAAAACAACTAAATTAATAGCTGTTTTTGTTATTTTTTAATATTAAATAATCTTTTTTCAAAATCAGAATAATCTAATTTTGGTTCTTCTGCTTTTTTAAGCATATTTTTTAATGATTTTGGTACATTCTTGTAATTTTTAAATAAATTAGATGCACATGCAGCAACTTGCTTTTGCTCTTTTATTAAATTAACATCAAATGTATCATCCACTTCTTTTGCTCCTAGCCAACTTTCAGCATTTATAAGCTCTTTTATTTTTTCTTCGTCGACTTTTGCTTTTTTCATATAAAGCGGTATCATAGTACTATTTTCAATAGTATTTAAAACATCAATGCATTTTTGAAAATCTAATGCATTACCATAGCAGACATTGATTGGTTTATGTATCATTACGACTGAATTTTCATAAATATTTACATCGTCACCCATCATTAAAATAAATGTACCTGCACTTGCGCACAATCCATCTACATATGTATGAATTTTAGTTCCAGAATCTTTTAATCTTTGTAACATACTGCATATTGTAGTCGCAACAAATACTTCTCCGCCTGGTGTATTCATAAATATGTTTAAGTCTGATATATTTCCTAAATTATCTAGTTCTTCTTTGAAACTTTGTAATCCAATTAAATTACTATCTTTCTCGCCAGTCCACCAGTCAGTATCATCTGTAACTATTTCACCATACAAGTAAAGGTCAGCACTTGCATTTGGTATTATGTTTTTAATTTCATAAAACTTATTCTTCAATTTGCTCACCTCCCTCCGCTTCTTCACCATTTTGTTGTTTGTTTACTTTGTTGTTTTCTTCTATCTGCTTGTTATCCTTATTTACTTCACCCATTTTAACCATTTTGTTAGTGTTTGGTGTATAAATTTGTTTTGTTTTTGGATCAAATAATACACTTCCTAGGCTTAAATTTACTAAATCTAAACCCTCGAGTGCGTCATCACCTTCTAAATATCGAACTTCATTTATTGTTTTAAATCCAGATTCTATTGCAGTTTTATATGCCTCATATCTTTCTTTTATGGTACATCTAATTAATTCTGTATAGTCTGGTGCAAAATAATAAGACTTCTTTTCTTTTTCAAGTAAGAAGTCTCGATTTAAGGCAGTGCAAAATGCTGTTGCAATTGGCATAATTGCATTTTTTAAAAAATCTTCATTTGTTTTTCCTATGTGAAATATTTCTTTTACCTCTTCACTAAAAGTTTTATTTTTTTCATTTAACTGATTTTCAACAGATGTATTTGATGCTTCTTGAAATTCCATTCCATCATTTAAAATTACACAACTAGAATTTCCAGCAAAGTAATCATTCCATTGTTCTTTTAATGTTTTCATTCCTTTTTCATCTAAATGTTTTTGTGCTCTCAAAAAGCCTTTTTTATTTCCGCCTGTTCTCATTAGTTCTAAATCATATATTATTCTTTTATATGCTGTTTCCAAGCTTTTACTTATTTCTTTTGTGTATCCTGTTCCGTATGCTCCATTTTTTGTATTTCTTAATAATTTTATGAAATCATACGGTCTATAGCTTTTTCCATCAATTAATATATAATAATTTTTATATATTGCATCTGTATTTCTTTCAAATAAAACCTTCTTTTCTTCTACATAATTTAATCCAACAAAATTATTACCTTTTTTGTTGATATATGCATATCCGCCTTTTCCTAAAAGGTAATCTTCTGCAATTGCTTTTTTGAATTGAAACCCATCCAAAGTATCTTTTGTGTCTAAATTTATAATATTTACTCTGTCATCTTCTACTTCTGATGTCTGTTTCTTTCCATCTTTTGTTGTTTTTTTGTATAACTTAAATGGTATCATTGCAAATGAATCACAAATTAGCCCCACTGCACTTGAAACCGCAGGTATCATTAATACTTTTTCTCTGTCAATTTCTTCGCCAGCTATCAAAGCCTTTAGTATTACATCGTTTACCGAATTTTCATCAACACTTGTTTCTTTATTAGCTTCTTTTTTTATATTTCTTTTAAAAATATTTCTTATTTTCACTTTTCTCACCTCCTAAAAACTTTGACATACAAAATTATCTTCGTTTAATATTTTTTGTTGTAATAAATAAGTTGCTATAATTGTACTTACAACCATATCAACTTTTCCACTAGATTTTTTCTTATTAACATATTTATTTAAGTTAGTGTCTTCTGTACATTTTGCATTTTGAAAATTTATTTCATATAATCTGTCACCATCATAACTAAATTTTCTTTGTAATATACTTTCTTGTAAAAGTTTTGTTGGTGGATGTAGAACACTTGAATGTTGTTTTACTTCAACTGTCTCATATCCTGCCTCTTGAAGTTTATTTGCTGTAGAAATACAATTATATCTATCGTAACCTATCTGTACGATATGAACACCATATTCTTTTTCTAAATTCATAATAAATCTTTCAACAAAACTATATGATATAATCTCCTCTCCGCAAGCAAAGCAACTTCCATCTTCTATAAACCTTCTATAATCTGTTCTTTCTCTTCGATTTTTTTCTTCAATTCTTCCAGCAGGAATAAAAGCCCATGATTTTGCAAATATCATGTCATCTTCTATTGTTACCATTGAGACTGATGTATTATCATTTGTCATTGCTAAGTCTAATCCTACATATACATCTTTTCCGTTCCAATCAAATACTCCTCTTGTGTTTTTACACAATCTTAATTTATCTAAAGTTATAAACTCTTCACCAGAATTTGACGGCATAAAATAATTCATATGTTTTGTTAAAAACTCAACCCTTTCATCTGGCTTTGCTAGTGCTTTTTTTCTACTGTCTCGAATTTCGTTATAATTTTCTTTGACTCTTAGTGGATTTGCCATCTGTAATCCAGTATCATCCCACAAATGTTCTTCTGTTGCATAATATACTAACGCAAATAATCTTTCATCTGTTTCAAGCCCCTTGTATATTTTTTTTAAATAATCAAGTTCTCCTAGCATTATTGATTTGTCCTCTGCATATGCTGATGTTAATCTAAACATTAATGGATTTCTTATATTTAATTGACCAGATTTCATTGCTTCAACATTTGAATTATCTTTCATTGCTCCAAATTCATCTGCAATAAAAGCACTTGGTTTTATTGAGTTATTCCTATTTGCTTCTGCTGTTCTTGGCTGATAAAAACTATGTGTTAATGTACACTCTAATCTTCCACTTAATGTTTTAGGTATATTAAAGTATTGACCAACTGATGGACTTACATTTAAAATTTGTGATATTGCTTTTTTTACTTCACCTGCTAAATCTCTGTCTAGACATATTGAATAAAACTCTGAATAATCATCTTCTGTCAACATTAATATTATAAATATTAGTGCTGCCAGAAAAGTTTTTGTGTTTTTTCTTGGTATAAATAAATCAACTTCTCTATATCTATACTTCTTAGCATCAGTCTTATATCTCCACCCAAAAATATTAGCAATAAAAAAAGCTTGAAAATTTTCCAAGCCTTCGTATATACTTTTGCCAACAATATGTAATCCTGTGGCAAAATTTAATAATTTTAAAATGCCTTCAATTATCCCAATTTGTTTTGTATCAAAATAATAAGGATAATAGTCATTATTTTGTTTTTCTAAATCTTCTAAAAACCATTTGCACTGTGTTTTAACTTCAAATGTTGTTATTTCTTTTCCACTTATGCAGTCTTGAGCATATTCTTTTGCTTTTTCTAATAACATTATGCTTCACCTCTTAATACTTTTAAAAGTGGATTATCTGTCTCTTTGTCTTCTTTTTTCGGTACGCATCTTAATGCAGATGCTATTGTCATAACATTTTCTTTTTCAATGTCTAATAGCATTTTTCTTTTTGCTTGAATTTGTTTATCTATAGTTGACATTGAACTCATCATTTTTGCTAGTGATTTAGCATATTCTAATTTATAATCTATTAATTCATCTATATTTTCTCTGTCTTTTAGTTCTTCAATCAATTCTTTTTCTTCTTCTCTTAATTTCGATATCAAATTATAGCATTCTTCTCTTCTTTCTTCTAAATCAAAACACTCTGCTTGGAGTAAACAATATCTATTTATAACAGCTTCATAAATTGCGTCATTTTTATCTATATTTTTTAATATTTTTTGTACTCTTTTAAATTCCTTATGAGCTACTTTATTTTGTTTCACTTCTTTTCTTTCTTTAAGTTCTATATCTGTACTTAATGATTTCTCTCCTTCTTCTCTCATCTTAAGTTCAGCTTTTGTTCTATGTGACTTTTTTTCAGATGTTAATACC